GGCACCCCTGTCCTGCCCCCATTAAGCATTGATGCGACAGTTGAAAGTACACACCACCCGCATCAGGTGGTCATCATTTGTCTGTAGTGGCTGGGCATCCATAGGCCCACAAATGACATACCCAACAGTGGGGTCACCCGTGCCATCCCAGTCCTGCAGGGCGAAGGTGACCTGGTCAAATGCATCCCTAACCGCTCCCACCAGGTCCCAGATGGACACTGGCGTGGCCTGGTTGCGTCCCGTCTTACTGTAGATGTCCACCTGGCACAGCCATGATTCATTCCTGGTGCTGGCCCGCCTGGACAAGCTGTTCCCATTCAGGATGTTTGGCTCCATCCACTGGGTCTGGGCATCAGTATCAAAGTCCAGCCCTTCGTATTTCACAGAATAGGACCCTGCCAGTTGGGCGTGTACCCTGTTCCAGAATGAAATCCTGAAGTTTTTGAAATCGTCAGTGGCCATCAGAATGACCTGCCTGCTGCAACTATTATGGCAGCCTTTATGGGTCCAGTAAACAGTTTTGATTCATGCAATTCCCGCAGGGTGGGCCTGACCATGGCGCCGTCTGCACTATATTCCAGGTGGACTATGTATGGGACCCCGTTGCTGATGACCACCTGCTTGACGTCCCCAGCCACATCCTGCTTCACGCCACCTTCAGCCCTGCCATGCTCTATGGCCTCCTGTGTGACGTTTTTACCCTGAATCGACACTGGGACATTGAATGTTCCAGAAGACACCAGCCAGCCAGCCCTGGCCCTGCCTGTGTCCACCTTCGTCCTTTTGGTTATCCTGACAAGCGCTTCAAACGCTGTTCTGCGTAGCACCTGGCTTTGTAGCTGGGCATTCTTAGCCACAAACGTGTTGACCCAGGCCACCCACTTGGTGGTTTCAATGTCAAGTGCCGCTGACTTCTTGCTGGCCACTATACCTTCCTAACCTGAAGGGTCCACGCTGCGTTCATGGGGTCAATGCTGATGCCCGTGACCAGCCAGGTGTTACTGTCAGCATCCACAATGAAGTCATCCAGTTTGGGTGTGATGCTGGCACCTGTCAGTTCATTTCCTGGTATCACAATCTGTTTCTCAGTGTCCGCATTGCCACCAGGTGGTTCTGGCTGCTCAGAAGATATGCCCACAGACCCCCTGGCGAGAAGGACAGCATTGATGGTGGCCGTGGTGGTGTTCACTGTTGCCATGCTACAATCCCCATCCTACCCAGTGGCTGTTGTCTTCATCATTAAACCACAGGGCGCCGTCACCTGGGCTGGACGTATATTGGCCTGTTTTTGGGTCATAGGTTTCATTGGCCCAAATATATGCGCTGTGGTAGGTCATCACCTGGGTTATACCGTTTAATCCTGGGGCCGTATATGTCGCAGCGCTTCCCGTGTCTGCTGTGTAGTCACCTGATTCTGGGTCATAGGTCTGGCCCACATCCACAGAATGGTAGGTCATCACCTGGGCTATGCCTTCACCCACCAGGGTGTCATTAAATATTTCCTGCAGGATGTCCCTGGTGTCCGTAGTCAGGCTGGTGTCCTGCAGGGTGTCTTGAAACACTTCCTGTAGAATATCCTGGACGTCTGTGGCTATCGACATTTTACACCCTTACGACTGACCGCCCAAATTTGGATTCTTCCACTGTCCCGAAGTTCCTAATGAATGCCTTGACCGATTTAAGAAGGACCCGTTTGGACTTCATGGTGTCAAAATCAATCTGGATGGAACCCACCTGCAGGCTGTTGATTCCCCGTAGTGGTTCCTTCGTCAGGTCTTTGGCTAAAAGATTTCTGGCCAGTTCAGCCGTGGCCATCTTCAGCCACACTGGAATGGCCGTGGCGCTCCACTGCTCACCTTCTGGACCTATCACATTGGACCTGGGCCATGCCAGTGGCTGGTCTGGGATTCCTGACGTGAATGTGACGTCTGCCTTGTCACCCGTCCAGGTCACCCAGGCATCCAGAAGCCAAGTGGCCCACATCAGTGCATCTTCTTTAAGTTCATCGGTGGCTGCGCCAGTCCAGTCTGTGTTGTGTGTGGACACCATGCCATCATGGTAGTCATCGGCTTCTGCCACTGTGCAATAAGAATTGGCGCTGGCTGCGCCTGCCGTGGCGTCCAGGTCAGCGTATTGTGAACCAAGTGCCATGGTCTATTCTCCCAGGGTGGCCAGTTTGGCTGCGTAGACTTCCAGGCAGGACTTCCTGGCCCGTCCTGCCTTCTCAGCTTCTATGGTGGCCCGTATCAGGTCCACGTCAAAAACCCTGGACAGGGCGTCCTTCAGGCCCTTGGTGGTCTTGGCCACCAGCCTGTTGATGTCTTCTTCATATGGGTCCTGAAATAAGACCACTTCTTCATCTGGATCCAGTTCTGGGGACAGGGGAATCACCACTGGGCCAGCATTGGCCCCATCTGTCCTGACTTCTATGCCTGCTGCCACATAAGCATTCCTGACCGACACAATAGCGGGCTTCACATAAACCAGGTCAGCCGCTTCCATGGTGGATTCAGTGAAATATTTAGGGTTACAGACCCTAACCTTGGCAGCAGGGAATTGGGCTTCCAGTTCAAGTCTGACTTCGTCTTCAAAATCCTGGTCCTGGTCCCTGTTGGTTCTGTAAACAATGACCTTCATGTGCGCTTCCTTATGGATAGGATTGACGGGGGGCAGGGGTGCCCTGGGGAATGGGGGCAAACCACAGAACACCCCCTGCATTCCCCGTCATATCATTCACTGCAGGCCATGTGCGCTTCCTTATAGCCTACAATGAAATGATGTGGCACCCAGCAAGATTCTGTGCGTCTGTGGCTATCTTGTCCCAGTTTGTACTGGTGGACAGGGTAGCATCAGTTGGAGCAGCACCGCCGTTTGTTTCGTCCCAGGTGAAACCACGCAGGGACAGCATGAAGTCCCATTCTGCCTGGTAGGACATCACGATATTGTCCAGCCCTTCAACCAGTTTGGACAGGACTTTTGGGGGTGACAGAAGCTGAACCACCGCCGCATTGGCCGTCAGTCCCAGGGTCACGTAGTTGTCCGTGGTCGCATCCCTGAACAGAGCGCTGGCGTCCCGCTGAAGAATGGGGCGCCCCAGGCTGGCGTTGCTGCCGTTCATGATGACCATGTTGGCAGGACCGTCTATGGCGTTTGTGATGTGGTCCTTCATCAGGTCATGGGCAGCCTTGCTGTGCATAATCCACTGGATTATGTCACTGGACTGGTCACCCATTTTGTTCAGGCCATCAACCAGGTCTTCAATGTTGATGGTTCCCGCCGTGGCGTCATGTTCCTGGGTGGTCTGGCCGTCAAGCGCTGCGTCCAGACACAGGATGGCCGTGTCCAACATATTCTGCATGCTGGAAGCTGCCAACTGCTGCCCAAGTGCGAAGTTAAATTCGTTTTCCGACATGCCCAGCTTCTTGAAACTGTCCAGGGTGTTCTGAACCAGCTTCAGGCGCCTGGGGACTCTTACCGCCGACTTACGCAGTTCAGTCAGTGGCACCGCTGTCTGGGCTGACACCGCTGTTGGGTCCCTGTGTTCCACCAGGGTGGCGATTTCCCCAAAGAAGTCTTCCCGTTGATAGTCACCCACCGCATCTTCAGTTATGAATCTGATGGCGCCATTGGATGCCTGGTTGAAGCCGTCAATGGTGCCTGCTACCACTTCCGTCCATCCAGCATGGACAAATTCATTTTCTATCTGGACATTTGCACTGGTTCCGATTGCCATGATTCAACTGCTCCCGTTTTACTGGGGCAGCTTCCCATATGCTTCCTGGCCGTGTTCTTCTATGTACACTGTTTTCTGTGCAATGGACATATCAGAACGCTTCCTACCAGTTCCACCGCCTTGTCCGTTTCCAGACCCAGGCTGGGCGCCACCACCATTTGATTGTTTGAATAGATGTGGCGCTACCACCTGCAAGTCTTCCACCCACTGGTCCATGGTTATCCTGACCCCGTTCTTTAATACTGGGGCATTCTCCTGGTCCAGAAGGACTGGTTGGCCTTCCTGAATCGTCCAGCCGTCAGCCCGTTTAATGATGTCGTCCAGGGCACTTTCATGGGCAGACATTCCCAGGGCCGTAGCCTTCAGCTTATCGTTCACCAGAAGGTCTTTGACCTGGACTGACAGCGTGTCCCGCTCTACTGTCAGCGTGTCCCGTTCTTTATCCCATGTTGAAGTCAACTGGGTCTTCTGCTGTTCCAGTAGTTCATCCACTTTCCCAGCATCCAGCAGCTTCTTGTTCTCCCGTGCCTTGGCTTCTGCTGACAGTTTCTGGTAGTCTTCCAGGTCAACCCCGTCAAATTGCTTCAGTGACTTTTCCAGGTCCTTCCTGGCATCCCTTTCCTTCTTCAGGGTTCCTTCCAGGGTGGACGTGTCTGGTATGCCTGATAACCGGAAACCGTCCCCTGCTTCTTCATAGTGTTCTCGCAGGGATTCGTCAACATCTTCAAGCGCTGAAATTTCAAGTGGTAGTGCCATTCTAAATATCCCCCCGTCTTTAGGGTGTCGCACCCTGCCTGGGGCGCCCAGGACTTGTCTGATAAGGTTGCCAGGTGTCGCACCTGGCGTGATTTAATAACATTCTGCCACATAAGGGTCAGCGTGGCTGGTTTCCCCTGTGTTCCAGGGGTGCTTCAAGTGGTCACATTCCCCAACTATGGCCACCTGTGGTTTTGGCTCCAGTTTCATGGCGTGGAACCAAAAGAAGACGTCTGAATGGTTGCCATGCTTCGCTGGCCCCCTGTCAATCATGTCTTCCCCGTCTATTGTCCTGGCAAAATTCCAGGACCTGAATATTGGCTGCTTCAAGCGCTTCAGGACGTCAACTGGTATCCTGACAAAGTGGCTGCCAGAAAACAGGAACCTGCCAGACTCTGGGCCTGTCCAGATATTAGACCTGCCCGTCCTGGTCTTGGTTTCTGCCACCAGTATCGCATCACTGACCCCCAGGGTCGCCCTGAAGGACACCCAGGTCCTTCCAGGGACGTGGATGTCATCTTCCATCAATAGTAGGTCTTGGTTTCGATCTATTGCAATATGCACCGCATGGTTCTTGGCATCAACCAGTTTTTTACCCAGGATGGCTTCAAACCCCCAACCGTGCCTGAATGCCTGCTGCATGGCTTCAATGGTTGGGGCCAGTGGCCCTATGCCCCTGGACAGCATACACAGTACCATCACCACACCTGTCTTCCATACTTATTCTGCAGGACCTTCATGGACTCAGCCTGGCTGGCTGCAATTTCTGTGGTGGTCTTCAATGCCTTCCAGGTGGACCTGTGGTGGTGAATGACGTGACAGTCCAGACACAACAGGCGCTTCAGGGCCAGGTCTTCCATCCGTTCATTGTAGTCATCATCTTCACCGAAGCCTTCACCCATGGCTTCTGACAAATACCCCACATGCTGAATGGCGTGTCTGGTCAGCATGGTGCAGAAGAACGCTGGGTGGTGGTCCCTGGGCAGGACCACTGCGCCGTCTTCTGCATCCCTGGCCAGACTTTCCACTGCCAGGCTGGTGCGATTCTGCCATCCTGACGTGGACAAAGTGGCTGCCAGGTGTGCCCCTGTGCGCTCGATATGTTCAACCATCCTGGCGAACACTGCAGGGTTCTGCCTTGGGACAGGTGGCGCAGTGGGCATGGCTTCATATCCCTTAATGGTTGGCAGTGGCTTCACTGGGTTCAGATAGACCTGGCGGAATTCCACATCATCATTCAATAGGACCATATATGGCGCCGTGGATAGCGCCAGCCCCAGGTTGACCGCCTTGGGGAAGCCCCAGTTGTCATCATTCATGTGGCAAATGAAGTTTATTTGCAGTTCATTAAGTTTGTCCAGGACCGCCAACCTGTGGGCGTGTTCACTCCCATTGTCAATCCATATCAGCCTGAACCTGGTATCTTCTGTGGCCATGCCCAGTGTCTCAATGCACTTGACCGTCAGGTCAGTCTGATTGTGGGACAGCATAATGATGTCCACTTCAGGTTTCTCCATTGGTCATTCCCTGTTTTTGGATACTCAAGCACAAATCCATACTATTATAAGACCTGGCTGGGGTCTTCTATTGTGCCCAGAACAGCCTGCAAGCAATACTGTGGTGTGTCATTCCTGGTGTTTGTCCAGGATGCACTGCCTGGCTGCCTTCGTCTGCTGCCAGTCATTGATTGTGATGCCCCCGCCTACATACAGGGCGCTGAACAGTGGTTCCTGGCGTTTCGATTGAACATACACACCAGGCCCCAGTTCTGCGAGTCTCAGCCACAGGTCCCAGTCCTGGAATCGTTCCAGGTCTTCATCCATGCCACCCACAGCCCTGAACACAGCAGTCTTGACCAGGGACATCATGCTTATATAGTTTTCATTCTTCAGGCGTTCAGCGTCCCATGGGCCAGGTCTCCTGACTTGATTGGTGATAGTGGGGTGATTGACCACCATAAAGTCACAATATGCCATGGTGGTTTCTGGTGGGGACCTGTCAAGCAGGCTGTGAAGCCTGCGCAGGGCATAGGGAAGCAGGATGACGTCATCATCATGGAAGAACAGGAAGGGCTGCGTGGCCTGCGCTGCTGCCCTGTTCCTTCTCACATTGGCATTCCCAGGGCCTGTGTCCCAAATGACTTCACAGACATTATTGGCCTGCAGGGCAGGAAGACCCACCGTGGTGAATAGGGTGTTGCGCACCAGGGGAACAATGACCGATATGGGCAGGGTGTTGTTCATTGCCTGAATTCGTCAGGAATATCTACCGCTTCATCCTTCCAGTCTTCAAACTCCTGACTCCCAGGCGCTACTTCAACCATCCCATCACCTAGCACTTCTCCATCTGTTGCAACTTTCGGAACCAATAGACTACCATTATTTAGCCTGTACGCTTTCACTCTGTCCCCCTTAAATACACTGCTATATAATACAATTTTTATATAACCAGTCAATGATAATCACCTGGTGGCCTTCTCTGCATCTTTGAACGTCACACCATTGTCCGCCCTGTTCCCCTTGTCTGGCCATGGTTTATTGTGGTCAAATTCCCCAGCCATGATCTGGTGTGGGATGCCGTCTGGGAAAGCCTTACAGGTCATTAATCCTTCATAATAGACACAGACCCCGCATTGTGTTGTAGCACTCATTTTTCAAATACCCCCACAACATCCTGAAAAACTGCTTTCATTTGTTCTGGGACTTCAAGCCCCAGGTCAATGGCTGTTCCCAGTTCTGTGAACATTTCCCTGGCACTACTTGATCCATATTCCCCTGGAAACTGCGCCAGAATATGTTCTGGCACTTCAGCCCTTAGCCGTTTCATCAGTTCTGTGCTGACTGTCCACCCTTGGCTATAGTCAAGCAGGTGGTAGGCTTCATGTTTTGTTATTCCGTATAATGGGTCACCCGTGGCTTCTTCTGCTGCTATCCAATACCGCAACCCTTCCAGCTTTCTGTGCCTTGCTTCCATCTTCGCCAGGTCAGCAGCACTATTCCTTATATTCCCAGCCTTTATCCCATCACGCATTCCCTTAATACCCTGCTCAGACCGCCTAATGTTGTCTTTGTGGATTCTCTCCCATTTTTCATGCTCACCCTTCATCCGCTCTATCCGTTTCTTCTTCCCTTGCTTTACAAATGTCTTTTGAAGCCACATGGTGCCTGCTTTCCCACCCATCTGTCCACCTGCCCTACCAATAGACTTCTGCCCCCGCTTCTGGTATTGCAATTCATTAATAGCCACACCATATTTCCCCAGGGTGTCTTCCAGTCCATGTAGGATTTCATTCATAGTGTCCAGGTCACCTTCCACACCCAACCTGCCACCCCTGGTAAAAATTCTACCCATTCTATCATGCACTTCTTTTATGGTGGTTGCAGGTACCCAGGGCGCCTGGCGCCTGGCAACAGGAGCACCAATTCCTTCAAGGTAGTGCTTCAGATGGGTCGCATAATCGGCGTCATATTTATCTATGAACCACTTTTTAGACTTCAGGTGATATTCTGCAAATGTTTCTGCAAACATTTCAGCCATCCCCACCCGCCCACCAGGGCCGCCCTGCTGTAAATACTGGTTAAGTTTGGGGAATAGTCTAATATGGTCACTTTCCAGCCATCCCACCCTGCGATTACTTAGGTCGTCCAATAACCTGTCAACTGCATGCCCCATTTCATGAAGGATGGTACTTTTTGACCCATCCACCATTCCTGTTCCCACCACTACCCTGTTATTCTGTGGATTAAACAATCCCCCCACTTGGTCCCATGTTGACCCAGGTGGCCACCCCCTGGGCTGGACTCCCTTCAAGTGGCCCATGTCATCAATCCCAGTCACTGGGCCTTCGCCGATATAAACCTGGATATTATTGTCTTTTAGCGCCTTCAATATATTAGCATCTATCTGTTCCATGTCTTCCAGTATAGACGCCACCCCACTGGCTTCAATGTCAGTTTCCATGTATAAGCTGTCCCCAAGTTCTGCCAATTTCGGGTGTCTCTCAAAGACAGCAGCCCTGGCCGCTTCAAAGTCAATACCGCCACCCCCACCGCTGCTTCCTGTCCCACCGCCCCCACCATCCAGGTCAATCAGTTGGTCTATGGTCAGTGGATGTCCACGCTGGTCAACCAGGTCCTTCAGTTTCAGCTTCCCGCCCTGGTACAGCTTCAGGCGCCCTGCTCCCAGCAGGGTCTTCTGGCGCCCTTCTCCCTGGCGTTCAAACCAGTCATGGAATGTGGTGTCCCCTGCGATTTGGCCATCCATACTGGACCTGGTGCCTGGTCCCAGGTCTTCCAGTGCCTTGTCAAATTGCTTTCCCTGGCTCCCAAGCAAATCTTCATAGGATTTCAATACAGGATTCATGACCGTCCTGCAGCGCCAGTGCCATGGTGGTGGCCCAGGGTAATCTTCTTTTCTGGGTGACTCAGGCAGGGCCTTCCTGGTGTTCAAGTTCCAGGCTGACCCCGCCCGTGCCATACAGATGGGACTGGTTCTGGTGTCCAGGGTTGCCAGGGCCTGCACTCCCTTCATGATGTCTTCATTCTCACTGAAGGTCTGTTCCCTGGCATTATTGGACACACTGTTCACGCTCGTTCTTACAATGCGTTCTGCGCTTCGTCTCTGAATGCCTGTGATGCCGTCCTGGAACCTATTGGCCCTGGTACCCCTTACCCGCTGCATCAGACTGTTGAAGTCTTCCTGTGCGAATAAGCCAGCACGCATTTCATTGGCAAACATTTCTCTGGTGTCATCACCCTTCTTCTTCCACCATGCCTGCACCACTGCACCTTCCACCAGTGTGTCATCAGCCAGTGCCCGTAGCGTTTCAGGCTCTGGCGTGATGTTCATGGCGTCAAAACCTATAGCATTATTGATGATTTTGGTGGCCTGGTCAGCTTCCAGTCTGGCCACCTGACGCAGGACCTTCTTCTGCTCACGTCCAATGGCCCCATATCCATTCCTGATGATGGGGCTGACCAGGTCCAGCAGCGCCTTCATCCTTCGCCTTCTGAAGGTTTCCCTGGCCACCTTTGTGGGGTCCACCTTCCGCAGGGCTTCTATCAATTCGCCTTCCAGCTTGGTGATGGCTGAAAATATCTTCCTGCGCTCAGATTCTGCCAGGCGGTTCAGTTGAAGGTCCCTGGCTGTGAATTCATCAGCCAAGTCATCTGCTATTGGCATGGTTTATCCGGCCAGTCCCAGGCTGGGTTCCATCACTGGTGCTTCTTCGTCTATCAGGGCCTGTTCTTCTTCGTAGCCCCTGTCTTGGCTGATTATCTCGCCATTCTGCAGGTTTTCAAACAGGGTCCTGCTGCTGATGGCGCCTGCCTGCCATGAAGCCACCAGGGCCTGAAGGTCCTGTGGTTCCAGCTTCGATACCGTGAAATCTTTATTAAGATGCACTGTGGCGTCTGCGTCAGTCTGCCCCAGCCACATCAGCATGGTGTTCAATTCGTCTTCATGGGCTTCATTCTGGACTTCCACCATGGCCTGAAGCACAGACAACTTCCCGCTCTGGCGCCTGGCCAGCGCTTCAGCCGTTTCCCCAGTCTTCTTGGCTTCTTCCATCAACCTGGCACCCATCAGGGCCATTTCTGTTCTGTTTTCTTCCCTGGCCTTCTCCAATGCTCCCAGGCCCTGCCCACTGAATTCAATAATGCCTGCCTTGCAGTCTGCATTGGATGACGTGAATGCAGCACTGCTTCCAATTTCCAGTTCAGCTTCATCATCTTCCAGTTCAGTGGCACCGAATATGTAATAGAACGGCAGGCCGCAAAAGTGGCGCCCGTGTTCCAGGTCGGCACTGTTCCTGAAGTCTGCAATGTTCAAGTCCACCAGGTCCAGCATGGGTGGTTTCTCTATGGCGCTGCTATTCTCACTAACACCGTGAAAAATAAAGGGTATTTTGGTCAGGGCTTCACCCCGCATTGTGGGGACCGATTCTGACACCAGGGTGGGTTCCACTGATTTTGTGCCGTCCACCATCAATTCCTTCGTCTGGTATATCCTGGACACATAGACACCACTGGCCTGGTCAATAGTCAGTGCCCGAAGCTGGACAATCTGCTGGGTGTCGAATTCATCTTCCGGTTCCTGGCCCACCAGTTCCTGAAGGACCACCATGGTCAGCTTCTGGCCTTCACCCGTGGTGATGCTGCGCCAATTAATGATGTTTTCCGCTGTGTACCCTATCAGATACGGGCGCTGCAGTTTATCTGACCATTCCACCAGTGTCCCGAATCTCCCAGCCACCAACCTGTGTTGTAGGGCCTGCCTGGCGTATTGGTTGAATGTCTGGCCCGTCAGGGTCACGTCCTTCAGTGCGTCTTCCAGTGCATCTGCATCATCTATACGTGGTGGATTCCTGAAGACTTCACCTTCCAGTCCTTCCAGTGTCCTGGATGTCGCAGGGAACCATTTAGACCTGGTCTTATATGACATATATTTAGGGTTAGACGCTGTCATTCCAGATGGCACAGGCAAATAGGTGGCTGCTTCGTCTTTAATGGCGTCAGACCCTTCCACTGCATGTCTGCAGCGCTTCCACTTGGTCTTCTGTTTTTCATAATCATTATGAATGGTGGTGACTGGCATGGTTCTGGTCCTTTGATGTGTGTGTGGTTCAAATATATCACGCTGCCCCCACCAGGTCAATCAGTCAAATCTTCTTCCCTTTCGGCTGGCTGGCCAGGATCAGGAAGTCTATGCCTTCCCTGTTGGCAACTCCCATCACCAGGTCTTCCTTCCCCACCACATCACACAGGACCGCCATGGGCAGTTCTATGGTGGTGGTGGTCTTCCCCTGGCACAGATACAATAGTGCTGCCTGCATTAGTGCCGCTGCGTCATACTGTTCTTCTTCACCTACTGGGTGTTCAGTGGTCATTCTATAGCCCCCTTATTTCAGGCCTTCGTATTTTAGTCTTTTGTAGTAGCCTGGTAAAGGCACCAGACATGCCGTCCACCAGGTCATCATGGGCGCCAAATGGGAAGAATGTGACTTCGTCTATAAAATCCTTATTCCAGTGCCCCTTGACCAGTTTCACGTTTCCTGCTTCTGCCTGGGCAGCCACGGGTTCAGCCCTGACTTCCTTACTGCCCGTTTCAACCGCTGTTCTGACCGTATAGCCTGCCAGGGCCTTCACGTAATACGCAGCTTGTGCTTTCCCCGCCTGGCCTGGGTCCTGGGGCAGGCTTATCATCACACCCTTCCCATCCAGTTCAGCCGTTTGTTTTATGGTCTGTTCCACTTCATGGGGTGACCCCCTGAACCGCCTGACGTCTTCTATGTAGTGAATGCCATTTGGCGCCCTGGACATCAGGCAGCCCACCGTCCAGTCAGGGTCTTCATTGGCCTTCTGTTCTGTGGCTGCCAGGTCCCAGTGTCTGACTTTGGACGCTGCCACAGGCGCAGCCCCTACAATCCCAAACCATTCAGCCTTGAAGTCCCCGCCTTCTTTGGGGACAGGGCGCTGCTGAAGCTGTCCTGCCGCCCTGTGGCTGCCCAGTTTGGCCTTCAGAGCATTTAGGGCTTCCTGGGGCATCTTTTCTGGCCATAATAGCTGCCCAGATTCGGTCCTGGGGTCTTCCCATCCCAGGCTGGTCACCATGGTGGTGGGTTCATATTCTGCAGGCAGCACCAGGTGTTCATATTCTTCCCTGTCCAGGACGTGTCCAGCCAAGTCCCGTTCATGAATGCGCTGCATGACTATAACGAAGGCCCCAGTAGATGCGTCATTCAGCCTGGTGGACATCTGGCCATCCCACCATTCCAGGACCGCTTGGCGCTTCACAGGGCTTTCCGTTTCCAGAACATTATGTGGGTCATCCACCACCACCCTGTCCCCACCTTCGCCTGTACCGATACCACCCACAGAAGTGGCCAGCCTGTGGCCCGTGGCAGTGTTTTCAAATCGTTTCTTGGCGTTCTGGTCACCCGTCATCCTGAACATGCTGCCCCAGTTGTTCTGGTACCAGTTGGACTGTATCAGGCGCCTGCACTTTAGGCTGTCCCTGGTGGACAGGTCTGCTGAATATGAAGCATATATCCATCTGGAAGACGGGGTCCTGGTCCAGTCCCATGTGGGCCACATCACAGACACTAATAGGGATTTCATGTGCCTGGGTGGCATATTGATGACAAGCTGACGAATTTGGCCAACAGACACCGCTTCCAGGTGTTCACAAATGGCGTCAATGTGGAATCCAGGCACAAACGTGGTGCCAGGTTCCAGGACAGGCCAGGCTTCTTCTATGTACTCACGCAGGGATGGCTTTGGCAGGGTTCCCGCCATTTCCAGTTGGTCTATCAACTGGGCCAGATAACTGTCTGCGCAGGTCTGTAATGATGGACTGGATAGTGTTTGGGTCATCTATGTTGGCCTTCACAGCAGCCACTACTATGGCCACCATGGTGGCTGCCTGTTCATGGGTCATCTGTGTTGCCAGTTCTACCTGGCGCTTCCGCTCTGACTGAACCAAAGCCAGACGCTGGCCTATCAGCAGGGACAGGGCGTCAACGTGGGTGGCATTTAGTGGGTTAAAGTCATTCAGCCTGGCCTGCATCTGGGCGTCAATCAGGTGGATTTCATCCTTTAGACTCAGTAGGTCAGGGTCTTCCCTGGCTTCCTGAACCTTCTGGAAGAAGTCACCCTTGAACCTGCTATATCTGCCATGCTTGAAGGCATTGGCATCAGGTCCCGTCTTGGCCAGACCACCGTGAAGCCTGCAGCGTTTCTTGTCTCGCAGGGCAAACCGCTGGCACTTCCCACCCGCTCTGGTCTTCGATCCACACCGTAGGCCCTTCTTCTTGGGCTTATTTGTTTTCATGGTGTTTTACCCTGTGCGCTCCACAGGCTGGCCATCTGGCCTTCCAGTCTGTAGTTGGTCCACCAGGTGACGTCAGGTGGTATTTTTACCATACCCTGCCCCCATTCATGTTGTGTTACATTCACAGTCTGTTATAAATCCAGTCCTAAACCTGTCTTTATCGTCATTGTATCTGACTTCCACCTGGACCCCAGTGCCACCACACCTGATACAGGCGCTGGTGCCCACAGGAAGCCTTCTGTGCTTCTGCATGGCTGCCAGCCTGTGTTCCTGCTCCCTGGCCTGCCACCTGGCCATTCTTGCTTCACAGGTGGCCTTTATCTTCCCACCCGCCTGCCTGCTCGAATGTTCATGGCGATTTGTGTACATCTGATCTGTGGGTTCCACCTGGACAGGAAGATGTTGTGCCCCAGGTGGCCCAACATGCGTGGTGCTGGGGTTTTGGAATCTCACTTGTCACCCCGTGGTTTATCAGTAGACCCTTCCCCGAAGCCAGCCATGGCCAGCAGTGCCTGACCCAGCCCCCTGTTCATGTTCATCTTCAGGTTCTCAGCGCTTCGCTTGGCCCTGCGCACCTTCAACTTCTTCCTGGCTGTCATCTTCTCAGGCACTTCACTTGGGCGCAAGACCTTCTGACGGCATCCCATATTTCTGCCGGATCCCATCAAGTCACCGCCACTTCTGGTGTGCCACCCAGGTCCCTGACTGCCTGCTGGTCACTATCTACCCTGGCCTGGACGTCACTACTTATGGATGGGAAGTTCAGGCCTTTAAAGGTGGCCAGGGTGGCTAAGTCTGCACGTATTCGCTTATTGATGGCGCCTATAGTGGCCACCCTGTGGGGGTTCATGCTGTTCTTCATCAGGCATCACCCCGTTTCTGCGCTGCCTTATACTGCTTGACCACTGTCAGGATGGCGAATACCAGACCCACCACTGCACCTTCCAGCGTGTCCACAGGTGGCGTTCCTTCTGTCGCTGCTTCTACACCTGCGCCACCTATAGCCCCCGCAATGGGCAGGCCCGTGACTGTCCCAATGACCTTCCCAGCGTTCTTCCCAATAAATTTGAATATACCACCCATGTCAGTCCCCCTTCTATTCCTGGTGAATGTCTGCCCACTTGTCACATAATGGTAGGCCCTGCATCAATAGCTTCAATTTTGCCATGGGCTGTAGCATGTCCTGCTTCAGTTGATGGTTCTTTATGCCATGGCCGTGTTCTTTCACCTGACAGGCCAGTAGGACGAAGGACCATTCCCATCCCATGAACCTGACAGGCTTACCTTTACCCCTGTAGTGCGCCAGGACCATAATGTCTGCCTGGACCGCCCTGGCATATTCCCTGAACAGGTAGAAGGGACGCCTGGCTGTCTTCACGTCCACTGTTCCCACTGGCGTCACCACGTCCCAGCCCCCGTCACCACCAGGGGTCAATTTGTGGATGTTCGGGCCGGATCCCAGTTCCCCAGCCCATTCCAGGAAGGCCACTTCACCCGCCATGCCCACATCATCATGGCCTTCTGATAATATGCGCTGACGGGGGCTGCCTTCATGAAAAGACGTTCTACTGTTGACCATATCACCCCGTCAAGCCTTCCCTATTGGTGGCTATGTCAATCGTGGCATCATCCATCATGCCACCAATGGTTCCACTTGGGGCAGGGAAGGCTTCCAGGTCCAGCTTCACCTGTGCTGCCACCAGGCGCCTGCCTATCCACTGCGCCACAGGCACAGACACCGCATTCCCCAGTTGTTTATATCTGGGACCGTCTGGCTGGCCGTCATTCCAGTCATCTGGAAACCCTTGAAGCCTGCAGCATTCCACAGGTGTCAATCTTCTGACGCCAAGGGTGTGACCATCAGGAATGGCCCTGCCATCTGTTATTGGCTGCGCCTGGACCACATAAGCGGGGTTCTGTGATTCACCCCGTCCACCTGATGCTGCCTGCATGGTCATTGCCACATCATCTTCCTTCACTATACCGATGGCAGGCGTGGAATATGTGACCATGGACCCAGCCACCACTGATTGTGTCCCTGGCTTCACTGTGGGACAGACTCCCGTGTCTATTTGCTCATTGATGCCATGTGCCACTGTCACGTAGAATCCTGCTTCTGCTCCTGCCCCGCCACCGCACCTTGACATTCCAGCGCCTGAAGAAGTAAGCGTGGGGGCCTGCTTTCCCTTCTTTCTATCCTTGTCAGAATCCCTCGACATGCTTTCTGACTCAAAAAGTACTTCGGCGGCACTTCCTGTTCCAAAATGCCCAACAATGAAGACCCTGCGCCGCCGTTGTGGGATTCCGAAGAATTGAGAGTCAAGGACTCGCCAGGCGCATAGATACCCGCATTTCCCCAGCCCGTGAAGGATGGTGGCAAGGTCCCTGCCCCCGTTACTTGATAATAAGCCAGGGACGTTCTCAATGACCACCCAGTCTGGTGTATTTTGTTGAAGAATTCGGTGGAATTCAAACCACATTCCCGACCGTTCTCCAGCCAGGCCTTTGCGCTTTCCAGAAAGTGAAACGTCTTGACAGGGGAATCCCCCAACTGCAACTGTTGCTGCTCCAAAATCTGTGGTTGTGACATCACGCACATCCTGTAGTTTTGGGACATCTGGCCAGTGTCTGGTCAAGATACCCCGTGCCCTGTCATCCATTTCCACCTGCAGGCTACATTCCATTCCAGCCCTATCAAAGCCAAGGTCAAAACCGCCTATCCCAGAGAAAAAAGACGCATACGTTACCATGGTAGGTCCTTCCCGTTTCCGTATCGTTCAGACGCTTCCCTGTCAGTCAGTTCTTCGGGTTCAGGCTGGTCATTAGGTGTCAACTGCGCCTTTATGTCCTGAATCGCAGCCATGGCCATTTCTGGTTCTGCAGGTTCCACTTCGTCATAGGAAGCCAACTGTTTCCTGGTGGCGTCCAGTGCTCCCTGATCCAGTTCAAGGTGTGGGTACAGTTCCTGCATCAGGTCCAGGGATAGGTAGTGCATTCCCTGAATGTCCCTGCGTTTGTCTATAACCCCCACAATCTGGTCTGGATTGAATCCTGCCAGCATCAGTGACGCAGCCCGCTGTTCATCCTTCCCCAGCCACCTGGCTTCTGGTTCCTTCCCCAGCCTGTCATAGAACCTGATGACCACACCCATGGGCTTCATGGAATGCGTACGACCGTCTTCAGCCTGTTCTTCGTGCGCAGGCGCACCCGCCAGCTTTTCTTGTTTACCTATGTTGTTACCTATGTTCAGTGAGTTCATTTTGACACCACCATCTGGTTCATTTTGACCCTTCAGTGGTGTCGTTTTGATACCAGGTGGTTCAGTTTTCGTGGTGTCATTTTGACCCAAGCTGGTGTCATGGGGTAAGGCGTGATATAACAATGACTTGGGATTATCCAGCCCCCTTGGCCGTGTCAGGATCAATCCTGCATCCAGAAGGGTGGCCATGGAGCGTTTAATTGTGCTGATACTGTAGAATGGAAGGTGCTTGTGAAGCCTGCTGTGGGTGGTGTACATCCAATATATACCGTTATGGCGCAGGTCTTCGTTTTCGTCCTTCTGATTGTACTGACACCAACGCAGGATTTCCTGGTGGATGACTGCTGCTGGCACACCAGTGGCCACTGCCAGTCCATGGTGGAATGCATGAATCATCACTGTGCCCCCTTCTTCTTCTGTGATGGATGTGTTGTGGTAGGTTTCCGTTTAATATGCCCCAGGCTTCTGGTCTTGTCACGTAATTTTTCAGCGTCTGCCCTGGTGTCCTGCCCTGACAGGCGCTTCCTTCTTATGCTTCCTGACCACCTGGTGCTTGTCTTTGATACCATTAATGGCTGTGAACAGGTCCCTGGCGTGTTTTGGTAGTGGTTCATTTGAAATTGGCACAATACCCCCATTGTAAGCCATGGGGTGGCAGGGCAGGGACCGCAGGGGGCACACCCGCAGTCCAGAGGGAATCCCACCACCCCAGGTGTTGGTTTAGTAGTCAGGAAACGTCACAATGGCGCAGCCCGTGGAGCGCCTGACCATGCCAGCCAGAGCAGACACAATGCGGTCTGAAGGCTTCACGTTTCCATGGATGATGTTGGACAAGTAGTTTGGCCCTATGCCCAGATGCGTGGCCAGCTTGTCCCTGTCCTGTGTCTTATACCAGTCAACCAGCTTGACATTCCTGTCTTCCGTCACCCAGGGTCTGGGGCCGTTGATGTCTTCCACTTCAGACACCAGGTCCTGCAGTTCCTTCAGTGTGTCCTGGTCTATGGCTGCTAAGTCTTTTCGGATTTCTCCCAGTGTCATTTCATCTGCTCCCTATATGTAGTGTGTCCATGTTCCCACACCACCCAATATATAGGGGTGCCTATTAAATGGCAATAAAAAATGTATCTGGTGTATTTTTCCCCTTGACGGTGCCTACAGAATCTGTATATTTCATGGTGTAGGACAGAGCAGGCCAACACTTCACCGCAACAGAAAGGATTTAAAATGCTTTTCCTTCTCACTTATGAAAAAGATGCTGACATCGTAGGCCAGACCATGGAAGTGACATGCAGTGTCACATTCCCAGATATGGTGTCATTAAATAAATGGGTGACCGAATTCAAGGCATGGGCAGGTCAAGACATCATCAGGAATGAACGGGTGACCAAAAAACCGTTGCCACTATAATCCTGATGGGTGCCCCTTCGGGGGCATTAAAGGACAGGGGTGGTCCAAAGTCCACCCAGACATTCACACCACCACAGAAGGGGCACAGAACCATGGCACACCACTATAAATGCACCCGATGTCAAGCCATTGGATATGATTTTGACTTGCATAAATGTGTGGGGTTAAAATCGCTCGATGGGATGCCTATTGAAATACTGGAACGAGTTGCCAAGAACGAGATTACCGAAGTTGAAGCGTGGAAAATCGTGGAACACAATCACACCACCACAGAAGGGAAGACGCTATGAACCGCACAGAACACAGAAACCCAAACGTGGCAGACGTAGAAGACGCAAGGGCCATGAAGGCACAAATAGAACAGGAAGTCAGAGAGGACCCACCCGTGGCCCCCGTCTGGACTATTGAAGAAGCTGAATTGGTCTGGCGCATACTGGATGACCACCACAAAAACAATGAGGGTTTCGAAGACTCCTTAAATGACATGGAGGGTGGTAGTGGCGTCCATAGCCCCTTGAAACGCATTGTGATTGACCTGCAGAAGCAGTGGACAGAAGCCTGTCAGTTGCGTGTTGATGCCCTGAACCCGTCCGAATTGCCACTATAATCCTGATGGGTGCCCCTTCGGGGGCATTAAAGGACAGGGGTGGTCCAAAGTCCACCCAGACATTCACACCACCACAGAAGGGAAGACGCCATGAACAGCGCACAGATGAAGACCGTACATTCATTGATGTCAGACCACACCATCACTATGACATTGAGTCCACCCAGAGACCCAGACGTCTTCCCACCCAGAGAAGGTGGGGACCAAGAAGCTGCCAACTGGTGTACTGCCACCCATGTCTTCATGGTGGACGTCACCACCAAAGCAGACAGCAGTGAAGTGATTATGGAGCAGTGGATTATGATGGATGACTCTGGGGCCATCATTAACAGTTCAATCAGCCAGCACCAGCCCAGGCACTGAACGGGCCATCACTCTCAGGAAAGGAACACCATGTCACGTATCAGGTTAAAGAAAGCAGACAGGCTGCAGGCAGCCATTCAGGTGGCCATTGTGTATCAGGCCCACCGTGTCCGGATCCTGGCCAATGGTGGCCACTTCGCACCCCTGCCAGAGCAGAAACACATAATTGCTGGCGCCATTGAAAACATGCTGAACAGGCAGGGCATTGACGTGGATGGTCAAAACTGGGTCCACCTGATCTGTCAGCCCCACTGGGACGCAGTGGTGACCACAGCCCAGGCCCTGCTTGACGGCGAACACTGGCAGGACATAAAGGAAGGCACACCATGTCACGTATCAGGTTAAAGAAAGCAGCCAGGCTGCAGGCAGCCATGGATGTGGTCCACCACCCGTCACTGACAGCAGATGACCTGGTGGCCATCCATGGCCTAACCAAACAGGAAGCCATTGAAGTCGTGGACACCTATGGATCGTTGCCTGTGAACGTCTACGGGGTGGCCAAGGTGGACCCGATTGATGACGGGTGGGATCCAGAAGAAACAGGTTGACGTTCACTACAGTAATTGTATATTCACAGGACACCATCACACCACAGGGGGCACAGTATGACCATGCAGATTCATGAGGGACAGCAATCACCCACCATTAGGCCACAGATGTCCATCCTGGACATAGTGGGCCAGATGGACCAGTTGATGACACTTGGGGACACCCTGGTCAAGTCTGGGATGATCCCACCGTCCGTCAGGACGAAGGAAGCAGCCGTGGCCATCATCCTGAAGGGTCAGGAATTGGGACTGGGGGCTATGGAAGCCTTTGGGTCCATCAATGTCATCCAGGGGAAACCCACTATTAGCCCACAGCTTATGGTGGCGCTGGCAGAACGCACAGGGCAATTAGAAAACTGGAAGGTGGACCGCTCAGATCAGCAGGCATGCTGTACCGTTAAACGCAGGAACAGGGAACCCTTCAGCTTCTGCTTCACGATTGAAGACGCTGACAGGATGGGCCTGCTTAATAAGACGGGCAGCCAGTACAAACGCCAGCCTGCCACTATGCTGATGTGGCGTAGTATCTCTGGCGCCTTCCGTCCCACCTTCGCCGATGTTCTGGCTGGCATCTACACACCAGAAGAAATGGGGGCCAGCGTGGACGAAGAAACAGGGGAAGTCCTGGAAGTCCATGCTGAAGTGGTCAACACCCAGACACCAGATGTCCCTGTGGCGTCCACAGAGAAGCCCACAGACGAACAGGCACCACCACCTGAACCTGTGCCATGGATAAAGACTGCAGAAGGCCAGAAGTTTGTGCCATGGCTGCAGGGGCTGCGTGGCAGGTCAGAAGATGGCTTCATGGACGTCCTGAAGGCTCACGACATGGTCAGCGTGGATGATATTGAAAACACAGAGCAGGCCAAAGGTGTTGTCTCTGACCTGCGTGACTTTGAAGCCGATCTGAACCAGATGGCTGCTGATGTCGAGAAGGCACAGGCAGAACAGGAAGAATTCAACCAGGCCATGGCAGGGCCTGACCCTGAAACACTGGCCATGGAAGCTGACCTGAAGCAGATGGCTGAAGACGCTGAATGGACTGCCAAAGAGCAGGAAGAATTCAGCCAGGCCATGTGGGAAGATGAACCGCCTAAAGAATTGGACCTGCCCACAGACGGAACCGTTGACACTGATGGGATGCCAGACTGATGAACCTTGAATCCATATTACAACAGGCCCGTGCCGAAGGACACCCAGACATTGAAGTGGTGGTCTGGGTCCTCCAGCAGGCCCGTGGCCAGAATTGGTCAGATGACCTGGCCAGAATCTGTAGGGGTGCCTATGAAGTACGCCAGAAGGATAGACCTATACACCAGGGATAAATGGCGCAGAAGACTGGCCAGGATGCCTGACCAGATAGCATATGCCCTGTGTGTCACTGCCGCCATCTATATCATGGGCCACATCTGGGTGGCTCACTATCGGGCCATGAAGCTGGCCGTGGAAGTTATGCACTGGAAGGGGATGCTGCCATGAAACGTTTAGAAAAGAAACGCAGGCCCTGTGGAGTCTGTAGAAGGAAGACCAAGCACAGGGGTGGTGAATGTATCATCTGCGCTTTTAGGAAGAAGGTACTGGGCAGGAAGGATGGGCGCCATTCCTAAATTTGATGTATTTGGAAGCCATCCAGGGCACCCCAGTGAATTATTGGGGACCTATACAGCCCAGGACCCATCTGGGGCCATTGCGAAGGCTAAGAGTAGAAAAACCAACCAGCCCATGCCTGGGACCATGGTGGCACTGGAAGTGACAGGGGGACCGACAGGGACCGCCTACCAGAGAAATGAAGATTTTATCTACCGAAGCTGCAGGCGCAAGGCCTGGTTCCCAACCAGGGGAAGCGCCAGGCATGCCAGGCGCAATTCATCACCAGGGCTGGACGTCTACAAGTGCAAAGTCTGTGACGGTTGGCACTTGGGGAACAAACGAAGGAAGGGGTAGTCATGAAAGAAGACGAATTGACATTCAGGTTGGAAAGATTCGCCTATACCCCAATGGGGACCTTCGGGCGCTGGCAAATGGAAGAATTCGAATGCTACACAGTAGAACGTCCCTGGGCGCTGAACCTTCCCAGGGAATCCTGCATCCCAGAGGGCAGGTATTCTATTGTTCTTGATACCTACAACAGGGGTGGCTATGAATGCTTACACATCCTGGAAGTGCCTGGGCGCTCCCTGATAAAAGTGCATGCGGGGAACACCATGAAGGACCTGCTGGGCTGCGTGGCACCTGGGAAAGACCTTGGCTGGGTAAGTGGCCACTGGGGTGTTGTTGGTAGTAAAAACACCTTGGCCGCCCTACTGGGCCGTGTCCACGCACTCAGGGAAACAGTCCCAGGAACCATCAACCCGTCCATGTTTCTGGAAGTGGACTTCATTAATGCTGGTGTTCAGGTCCCAGACATGATGTCATTGCTGGCACCAAAAAGATAAGTAAGCGCCCTGGGTGGGCACCGTTCCCTGGTTTTGATAACCACAGTGGTAGAGCGCCACACCACCCAGGGCCTTCACTTATTCAGGAAGAAGGGCACACCGTGAATATTACAGTTGAACGTATATTGGACATAATGAAGGCACTGGAAGAAGCCCACCCGTCAAATGATAGTATGGGAAGTCCTGCCCAATTAATGGGTCTGGAATCGCAGAAGGAAGGGCTGCGCAGGATATTAGAGGACATGGAATCTGGGCATGGGGTGCCCAGGTGCCCCACATGTGGAAGGGTGATGATGGAAGACCGCCTGGCATTCCTGGTGTGTCGTTTCTGCTCACAGCAGGACTAATTCCTGCGCCACAGGTTCCTGATGGTGGCCACCGCATTGGGAAGATGCTGGTTGACCACTGCCTTGGCTGCATACTTGGGCTGCCTGTGCAGTGTCGAGCCTGCCAGGTATCCAGCCAGGGTAGTGTTTATCATTTGGCCCACATCAACTTCCCCTATAATCTGTTGCAGAAGTGGCTGGATGACGTCCCAGGGTAAAATCTCCAACCCAGCCTTCACCAGGACCGCCCTGACCACTAAGATGCCCAAGACGTAAAATGTGGTCTTCATGTGACCCTACTCAGGAACAAGCGCTGAATACAGAGCAGCCAGGACCGTCAGGACACCACCCAAAGTGCCCAGCATCACCAGGGTAAATTTGATCCTGTCCACTACCATTTTTGTCTGGGCACCCTTTAGTTCTTTGGCGTAGTATATCGCATCCATTCCACCTTCTTTGTCCATGATGACTTTTATGCGCTCCAGCCTGGCCCTGGTCTTCGCCCAGTCATCTTCCAGGTCCTTCTTCCTGTCCACGTCTAATTGGCGCAGCAGGTCCCGCCATCCATCACTGTTGGCGCCGTCCCCATCCCACTGGCGCAGGAAGCCATTTAGTCTGCCTTCCAAATCTGCCAGCCTGCCTTCCATTAATTCCCTGGCCGTCTTCCCGTCTGCCAGGGCCTTCTGCATGTCTTTGACTTCTTTGCCGTAACTATTAACCAGTTGGCTGATTAATTCCCCAGACTCAGATTTTTTGGGCCGCCTTTCACCTGCATCGCATGTCATCCCGCAGCCCCAAACAATAAAGCCCCTGCCACTGATTCTGTGGCCACCTGGTCCACTATGTGCCTGGCTGCGCTGACACTGTCTGGCTTCCGAATAACCACAGCCCGTTCATCATGCAATGCAGAAACCTTCTGTAGTTCTTTCTCCTGGCCAGAAAACACCACGATATATGCACTGGATATGGCCCGTATCGCCTGAAACGTCATGGTGCCCGTACTCTCAGAAAGTCCTAAGTCCAGGGACACTGCCCCATATTCCTTCACCGCCATCAGGCGCCTGGCTGCTTCCAGGGAATCCGCAATGTCCACAGACACCAGGTCTGCACCTGACTTTTCTATCAGGCGCTTAATGACCAGGGCCTGGGGCATGTCGTCTTCTACCACCAAGACCAGGTAGTCCTTCATGATTTCTTCTTCCCCAGTTCTGGGTCTTCCACTGCACCATTGGTTGATCCAGTGGCCAACTGTTCCCTGGGTGGGCCTGCTTGGCGCCCAGGTGGTGGCTTCTCAAATCTAATGGCCACTTCCTGTTCCACGCTTATCTGGTCCAGACCATGCAGGCAGTGGGTCTGTCTCAGTCTGTCTTCTGCTTCTCTCAGTTTCATGGTTTCAGCGTCTATCCTGGCCTGAACCTTCCCCAGTTCTAATTGCAGCTTGCCTATGGCCATGGCGCCCTTCTTCATGGTGCGCAGGTCTGCGTCATCCATGGGAATAATCACCACATTGCTAAAGTCTGGCTTGGCTTCCAATTTCACCTTCTGCCCCCTATGAAATTATAGTGGTGGCGCTGCCATGGTTCACAGGGTCACCGTTTCCCCAATTATCCTTCAACTGGGTATCTGCGTCCAGGACCGCCTGACCTACTGCCTTGGCAATGTCTTCAGCCGTCCAGGATCCTGTTTTGTAGTCCTTTCCGTCTTCACCCACCAGGCGCACCCGTTCAGCCTGGCGCAGGATTTCCTTTCCAGTGTCAAATACCACTTCCACGCTTACACTGGCTGTGCAGTAATATCTGATTTCAGGGATTTCAGGTTCCCCCAGGTCTACCTGTTCCTGGGTCCTGATGTCCACCGTTTCCGGCTGGTTATAGGCTATGCTGCCCCCTGTGCCATAGGCGCCCTGGGATAACTTCTGATATTGTGGCATGGTCTTATTCTCCCTAATTGACAGCCACCCAACTGGCGCCATCATAGAAATACAACTGGTTGCTTGTGTCATCCACTACCAGGGGAAGCATTCCCGTCACTGTTGATGGGACCCCTGTGGGCGCACCTGCACAGGATGGGATATATAAAAACCCATCAGTGGCCGTGGTGGCCAGGGATGCCTTCCCTGCCCTGGTGCTGCCGTTGGCATCCACCAGAAATGCAGTGGTCCCATTGTCTTCTACTTCTAAAATGCCACCAGCACCCTGCTGATTGAATCTGGCAGCCACACCAGCGTCATTGACGTCCTGCTCCAGTGTACTGCTAAATTTGTGGTTCTCCAGGCTCCATATATCATCAGGGCCTGATGCTGTGCCAAGTGCTACATCACCGCCGCCAAAGCCAGAATAAATCCTAACCGTGCCAGTACTGCTACCACCTTGTCCTTCATTGTACCCAGTAAAAGTTGTCCCAGAGCCAAGTTGATAATTAGATGCCATTACAGTGGCGTTGAAGTCTATGGTACTAGCGCCTGTTATTTCAAGTCGATTGAATGCTGCAGAGGTTAGCCCGATCCGGATCGCGGCCAGGGTTGCCCCAGTGCCCTGGTGGATCCCTCTGTATTCTGTGAAGCCGTAACTATAACTTGAACTGCCTACGTGCTCAGCCCCTATTGCGAACAGGTCCCCTGGGTAAGAGTCGTTGACATTTCTCAGCCTGAAGATGGCATCAGAATCAGTAGTCCCACCATCACCATCAGCATTTAATGTCAAAACGGTGGTACCTGGTCCATCTGCATGGTCAAGGGCCACTGCGTCACCTGCGCCTATCACCGTGGTCCCATCACTGGCAATAAAATTACCCCCACCAGCAGCAGCCACCCAAGCAGGGACGCCACCACTGACCGTCAGGACTTCACCTTCTGCCCCTATAGCCAGCTTCCCCAGGGTGGTGCCGTCATTGGCCTTCAGAAGGTCCCCCGCCGTGAAACTGCTGATGTCTGTGTCTTCACCCAGGGTGTCAATAATACCGTCCAGGTCATAGCCCCTGACCAGTCCACTTCCCTGCTTCTGCATTGCCATGGTGCTTCCCCTTATTTACCAAAAACCGTAGACTTCACAGTGGTGTCTGTGGGCGTGGTGGCGCTTCTGGTAACAGCAGCCAGGTGGATGTTCTGTTCAGCCGTCTTGGCCACATAGGGCAGCCCCATCAATGGCAGGGTCACGCTGTAAAGGCCAGTGACTGGATTTGTGAATGCTCCAGACTTGACCTTCCAGTCAGCCACTATCAATGGCTGAAGGTTGGCTGCAGTGATTGTTGGGGCGCCACCTGCTGCCCCGATAGTTGTTGACGTGTTCAGGACATACAGGTCAAAGTCAAATGCCTGGTCCGTCAGGAAGACCAGGTTGATGCTGATAAGTTCACCCACTTCACTGACCGCCTTGGCCAGGGCCACTGCTGTGGTGTCAAAAAGCACTTCCCCAGCCACCTGCAGGTCTGCTGTCACCGTGATGTCTGTGGATGCCTTGACGGGTTCCACGGTTTCTTCCAGGGCAGCCAGGGTGGCTTCAGTGGCTGCACCAGATGGCAGTGCGCTGGACAGGACGTCCACGTCACCAATATCTACACCACTATTGGCTGCCAGCTTACCTATGGCATTGGTTCCAGCAGGCAGGGAAGCCACCACATCCACCTGGGCTTCACTGCCACTGACTATGTTGTCAATGATCTGCAGGGCCGTCAGGATGGCTGCGCTGTTCGTTTCCAGGTGTTCTGGGATATGTGGGTCACCGTCAGTGCCTGCGCCAGACGTCTTCAGGTATTTAGTGGCTGCTGCTTGGTCTTTTACTGGTAGATTTGCCATGGGGCTGGTCCTTTAGGTTGGGTCAGTCAATGCAGTATAAGGAAGGTCAGCCTGGAAGCCCACCAGTGTTATGGTGCCAGCCATCAGGTCTTCTTCTATGCTCACAATGTTGTAGTCATGGCCGTCACTGCCCCCATTGGCCGTTTCATCCAGGTCTGTATGGCTGAATCTGACAGTGTCTGCCAGTTCCATTTCCAGTGCGTTGAACCCCATGTGGGCCGTCACAATGCGCTTCCTGTCAGCGTGTTTGTAAATTAGAAAAATTCTATAACTGTCAGCAGTGTCATCATCTACCACCCAGGGAAGTTCCACTGTCAGCTTCCTGGTGATATTCCAGTTGGACTGGCTGTTCGTCAGCCAGGTCCCGCCGTCTGCTGCTGCGCTCGATTCATCCACAGATTCAGTTTTGTTGTATTTCCCCAGCCCTTCATCCCATTCATAAAGGATGTGGAATTGATTGTATAATTCGTCTGACACACTGTGGTCCAGGGACACTTCCAGACCACCACCAGTCCTGAAGTCCCCGTGGTTCTGGTCAAAAGTCTTGTCTGGCGTGGCCCCTGGAATCTCCCACACAACATGCTTCCAGTCCCCATTGGCGTCAATGAATAGATAAGACTTGCCATTCCTGGCCAGTTCATCCAGTAGTTTTTCGGCAGGGATAGGATCCAGAAGCTGGCCACCCAGGATATATGACCCATAGGCAGTCCTGGCAGCCGTCACCGCCGCAATGTTCATGCTCTGGCCCCACAGTTCCACCAGAAGAAAATAGAGCAAATCACAGGGTGTTTCAATCAGGCTGTTGGCGCTTCCCGTATATGTGCCGCTCCCATCATCATCAAATCCTACCAGGTCACCGTGGTAATTGGCTTCTTTGGTGGGGACCCACACCTGCACCCCAATGGCCGCATAGTAGATTTTGAACCACTGGCTGTCATCAGGCGCCCCTGCAGCTTCTTCTTCCCAGCACAGAATGTTCATATACCTGCCACCCAGCCTGCTGGTGGAGAAGATCAGGTTTCCCTTGTCATTATCATCAGACCAGGCTTCCTGGTATGGTGTTGGAATCCACCCAATATCTGTTTCAGAATCAGCGCCGTCCACATTGTTGAAGTCTGTGTCAGCGCCCGTGATGATGGGGCGTAAAGCTGCGTCTGGTGTCTGGGTGCCATCTACTATTTCCACCCCATAGTCAAAATGTTCAAGGGTTCTGCCACCCTGGTTCAGTCCACTGAACCGTTCAATTTTACCTATGAAATAGGTGGAATGGGAATGGTAACCATGGGGGTAGGGAAAGTCTGGCAGGCGTAGGCGCAGCAGGTCCCCGTTGTCACTACCACCTGGACTGGTGGCAGCAGGGTTGACCAGTTCAGCATAGTCGCTGGTGTCCTGGTTGATGGATAGTTCTGCATCTGTTCCTCTGCCTGCCTTCCATTCAGCAGTCAATGGGTGTTTTATGATGTCAGTGCTAAATAGCTCTTTACTGCTGTCTGTTGTTTCGATATATCCAGCCGTGACACCCGTGGTGGCTGTTTCCCCTGCCAGTACAGTCAGGTAGTCCTTAGCAGCCTGGCACCAGCCCTGGCCGTTCTGCGCTCCAATGGCTGCATGGCCCGTCACCGCTTCATTGAATGTCCACTTGGCCCTGTTGTCCATCCCGTGGTCCACCAATCGCCCCAGGGGCCTGTATGGCGCCCCAAAGGTGGCAGGTATCCATTTCCCGTCATTCTCAGCAGGGATGTTGTAGGTGGAATATTCTGTGGCGTTCACCTGTGTCTGTGGATACTGGTGGGCCTTGATGCCAGTGTGGTTGATGCAGTCCACCCGAAGGATGCCCTTGGCATAGCTGACCTTGTCCACCAGAAATGTGCCCCTGACAATCTCAGCATCTGACCCATACTTCACACCCACTTCCACCACTTCAAAATCAATCTTGGTCCTGGTGACCAGGAAACCACCTGGTGGGCGCTGAAGTTCAAACCAGAACCCCCCAAAAGTGCCCAGGCCCCCGTATGGGTCCACTTCCCTGACTATGGGTGCCATTTTATGCAGAAATGGTTCATATCCGTCCAGGTCATGGTTGGACCACTTGGCACCCGTCACATTGGGCAGGCGCACCCAGACTGATGGCGTCAGCGTGTTGTCTTCAATGTTGGCCTGATTAGCCGTGGATAGTGTAAGCATATTAAGCTACCAGCTGTATTCCCCACATGGCCGCCAGGCGCAATTCCTGACGCCTGCGCTCAAGTGTGCTGTGGGCGCCTGCAAATACTGCCAGCTCGCCCAAATATCCATTGCTTAAGTTGTCGCTGTCTGTGGCCGCACTGCCGTCACGGTGCGCACCCAATGTGGCCTGATCCAGTGTAATGGAACCCACGTTCACATCAGTGCCAGTGGCATCGCCTGCGCCATTCACGTACACAGTGGCCAGCGTGCCAGTGTCTACCACCGTGACAATATAGTTAGTGAAGGTGGCCAGGTCGGTATCCTTTTCAGCGGTCTTGCTGGTGGTTCCATCATACCGCTGCCAGGTAAAACGATGTCTGGCCCCTGCGAAGTTGTTTTTTAGCCGTATAATACGGTTTGCGGTGGTACTATTGGACAGACTGAAAATGGTATACTCATCTGCCAGACCCTGAAAATTGACGACAGCGTA